GTCTTCTGCACTCCACTCACGCACGACGATAAGGTCAGGTACGTTACGAGAGACAAAGATATTGGCACAACGTGCTTTGGGTATGCCTAAACCGACTCGATAAGCTGAGAGTTGCATTAGATGCTCGTCGTATCCATCAACCTTTGCGGGGTCTGTAAACTCCTTGGTTTTGATGTCAACAACAACGCCTTCTCCAATGCCTTCTCCGTCCCTAAAAAATAAATCGCACTTACCGCCAAAACCGAGGTCATGTGCGAAAGAACGCTCGGACACCCACTTGTGGTAGCCAAAGTGTTGGGTGATTGCTTGGTCGCAGGCGTTAACACTTTCTTGGTGTTTGCCTGTCGGTTTATTTTCATAGAAGCCTTGAATAGATGCATGGATGTCAGTTCCCGCGTCCGCCGCAGAACGACCCTGTTCTTTTGAGTCGTTGATTATTCGGTCGATGTACTCTTTTTCAGGTTCGTCTGGGCGTCGGGGAAGGGTTAACGCGGCAAGTAATACCTGTTGCTGAAGCCAATTGGTCAGCGCAGGCTTTGCCGCAACTCCTAACACCGTTGTTACTGACGGTACTAGGTTCATAGTGCGTGCGTCTCTAAGGGTGGTGTTACGAGGTGAACCGTCCTTCTTAGATGGCACAGTGTATTGCGGTACACCGTCACGAGTGTACCAATGATTCGATTCGCTTGCGCGTATTGTTGGGGTTGTTATGGTCATATATTTCCTTATTGAAATTCTTGGGCATCTGCCCAGTTGTACCAGCGCGTAACAAATTTCTTGAGGTCATCAAAAGACTTGCCACGCACCCTAAAACGACCGTCTGAGCAAAGTTGCTCAAACTTCTCGACCACCGTATCACCATCAGTATTGCCTTGAATAATGACAACGGTGAACTGGGGTTGCCTTGCCAGATTGCGCAGTAACAGCCCCTGTCCTTGGCTCATGCCTTCACCTTCTCGCTTCCACTCACCAACAAAAAATTTGCACTTGCGTTCAAAAATCATGTCGATGTTGCAAGGCGTCGCCTTTGGGTTGGTCTCAATCAATCCTTTGAACTGAAAGAAATCAACGTGCGTCGCGCGTTGGTTACGCATAAGTTTCATGGTCAGAATGGGATGTCGTCGTCCAAGTCATCAATGCTACCTGTAGACGCTTTAACGGGCGCTGAAGCGATTGAGTTACCTCGTGCCTGCCACTCTGGCGACTTTTGTATTTTCTCTCGTAAGCCATTGCTAAAGCTGTCAAACAGTACCATGTCAGGCTCATCAATTGAAAACATCTTCAATTCGTTGTGACCGTCTGGCATACCTGTTTTTTTAATGGCTGGAGGTACAGACAAAATTGCCGCAATGTTGGTGTACTCTTTCCCGTTGGCTCCCATAGCCTTGATGACTGAAATCATTGCCCAAGCACCAAGCACGTTCTTGAGTTCAAAGCCACGCAACTCCTCAGCAGTAAACTCACGTCCACGCCATGTTTGCAAGTCTTTGCGTAGGGTAGCCATCTCACCCAATGAGAGCGTAAAGTTCTTACTGATAGACATTGGCTCGCCTTTGGCTGTGACTATGGGGTTGCCACTGTCATCTTCGCCATGCACTTCAAATTGCACCATTACTTTGGGTAAGTGTTTTACTGTACCAAGGTAAGATGATTCTTGGGTTCCCAAGTCAATGACTCGATAGCACCGTGCAAGGTGCATTCCCTGTGGTACTGGTGTAAATTCTCCACCGCCGCCACCGCTTTCTTTCGCTATTAAAGCCATCATTCGCTCCTATTTAAGGTTAAAGTTTCTAAAACTACTGTAGGTCTCTTGGACAATCCGCACTCGTAGCGGATGATGTTCCAATCCTCCTGCGTTGCAACACCTGTCTCGGCTCTTTCGAGCGCTTCCTCAAGTATTTGTTGCCTCTCCAACATCAATTGATGCATTTCATATTCTCTGTCCATAAGTTCGCTTTCAAGTTAAACAGGTTGTAGTGTATCATGTTTAATCTCATGTTGCACAATTATTTTTTCTAGTGTAATATCCAATTAACCATGAAAGGGATAAGATGACACTTCAAGAGTTTTTTAAAGATAAACCAAGGGGGACAAAGATTGCGATGGCTCGTAAATTAGGCGTTAGCAAGACATGGTTTTCATTGGTGGTGACAGGGCGAAAACTACCTAGCCCCGAACTAGCACGCGACATTGAGTTGCTTACAGGTAGGAAAGTGAAGAGGGCAGATTTACGACCCGATATTTTTGGAAAGACAGCGCGATGATATGGTATAAATTTCACATTGGTGACTATCTCACCCACACGGTACATCTATCAGATGCAGAGGATTTGGCTTATCGTCGTCTGATGGATTTGTACTACATGAGCGAGAAAGAAATCCCACTCGATACCGAATCGGTTGCGAGAAAAATACGTCTAGATTTAGACATAACCGAATCGGTTTTGAATGAGTTCTTTGAAAAGACTGAAACAGGGTATTTTAACAATCGTTGCCATGTTGAAGTTACTAAATATCAACATCAAGTTGAGAATAATCGACAGCTTGGAAAGCGTGGTGGCAGGCCATCCAAAACCGAGTCGGTTATCGAATCGAAAGCGAATCATAACCCTAACAGAAGTAGAAACAGAAATATAAAAACCATATCGTCGCAAGCGACATCATCACGATTTGAGGAGTTTTGGAACAATTGGCCTACCTCAAAACGAAAGGTCGGTAAAAACGCTTGTAAGGCAAAATGGGAGCGTCAAGCACTAGACCCCTTAACCGACAAAATAAACGCCGTGGTGACCCTTTTAAAGGTCTCAGAACAGTGGATTTCTGGCTTTGAACCATCACCTTTGACATTTATTAATCAGAAGCGTTGGGAAGACGGCTCAACAACCGATTCGGTTTCGATTGGCAGGAGGGTGATATGACACCAGTCGAGCGTATGTTGGGTATGTTGACTAAGGTCAAAGGTCGTAATGGTTCTTGGACGGCTTGTTGTCCTGCGCACAATGACAATGGGCCATCACTTGCCATTCGTGAAGTTGAAGACGGTCGTATTCTGATTCACTGCTTTGCGGGTTGTGAGACGTTAAGCGTTGTGCAGGCTTTGGGTATGGATTTATCAGACTTATTCCCGCCTGATGACAAGCGTAGTGAATATCCTGTTGATGGCAAGAAGAGTTTAAAGCCTGCGTTCTATGCAAGTGACTTACTGAGAATCATTTCTTTTGAATGTTTAGTTGTGTCGATTTGTGCTTATGACATGAGTGTTGGTAAAAATATTCAAGAGGGTGATAGGGAGCGGCTCAAGGTTGCTCATCAACGAATACAGGAGGCAATGAACTATGCAAACCTCTGAAATACAAAAACGTGCGCAAGAATTAGATGAGGCTCGTCGTATTCGCATCGTGCGACCTAATGAAGTAGATTTTGAGAAGTATCTAAAAGCCCATGATGTAGCACAAAAGGTCAAAGGTGCTAGTGAATTCTTGGATGAGATTGAAGCTGAGATAGCTAGTCCAGTGGTAGAGGCATATCAAACTATGCCTTGGGCAAAGACCCATGCAGGGTTTCGATTTCGTGCAGGTGAGGTGACGTTGTATGCGGGTGGTAATGGCGGTGGTAAGTCAATGGTTACAGGTCAGATTGCGATGGGTCTTATAAAGCAAAAGCAGAAGGTAATGATTGCTTCGTTTGAGATGAAGCCTAAGCGTACATTGTTTCGTATGCTTCGCCAATTTGCTGGTGAGAATATTGATTTTCCCCGTTATGTTGACAAGCACAAATATTTGTCCGCATTGATTATGCGTATGCGAAATTTTGCTCACGCTAACCTATGGTTGTATGACCAACAGGGAACAGTAACAGCACAGCAAGTTATTGCAGTATCACGTTATAGCGCAATTGAGTTAGGTGTACAGCATATCTTCATTGACTCATTGATGAAATGCGTATCTGGCGAGGATGATTACAACGCACAGAAAGCATTTGTTGATGAGTTGACATCATTGGCGCGTGACCACAATGTCCATGTGCATTTAATCCACCACATTCGCAAGTTGCAAAGCGAAGAGATTAAGCCAAATAAAAATGACATCAAAGGCTCAGGCTCAATTAGTGACCAAGTAGATAACGTCTTGATGGTATGGCGTAACAAGAAAAAAGAACATGATGCTCAGAATGGTTCTGTTGACCCAATGATTCCGGATGCCTACCTAATGTGCGAGAAGCAACGTAATGGAGAGTCTGAGGATTGGTATTCGCTTTGGTATCTCAAAGAAAGCCAGCAATTTGTTGAGAACAATGATTCTGTGCCAATGTCTTTTGACAATGGAGGAATATTTTGAGTGATTTTATTTCAGGGAAGCGAGTTTGGAACGAGGGTGAAGGTGACGATGAACACAGGCATCGTTGTCTTGTTCGAGGAATTATCAAGATGCGAATGAAAGACCGTCAAGAAGCTCATGTCTGGCTTTTTGGTGGCATGGGTAAAGATGGCAAGTATTTTAAAGGGTGGAATGCATTACATCCTAAGTCCCGCCTTGAGGCGGATATTAAAGAACAATGGGCTAAGGGTAATCGAGGTAATGATGGAGAATGGAAATGATTGAACTAATACTGCCGTGGCCTCCCACGGTTAACACATATTGGCGTAACTTTAATGGTCGAACCATTGTCAGTGCAAAAGGGCGCCAGTATCGCAAGGATGTGGCTGACCAAGTATTGATACAACGTGCCGCCAAGCACATTGATTATGCAGTAAAGGTAGAAATTCAATGTTTTCGCCCAGACCGTAGACGCCGCGACTTGGATAATCTTTTAAAGGCTTTGCTTGACTCCATGACCTATGCGGGGGTTATGCAGGATGACGCCTTGATTGAAGACTTGCGGGTGTATTGGGCAGACGAGGTAGGGGGTATGGTAAAGATAACCATAGAGGGTATTTTATGAATTGGATTATTTCGTTGGTGGTTGTGTATTTTTTGTTTTCAGGGGAGCCTCCTTTGATTGACTTACTACATGACCGCGTTACGCATTACGTTGTTGAAAAAGAAAAGAGTCGTAAATGAAAACAGAACCAGAATTAATTGACATCTTTGCCATGTTTGCTTTGGATAGGCTAAAGCCAGTCAAGGGAATGTCAAAGATAGATGTTGCTTATGAGGCATATGAGCAGGCGCAGGCAATGATGGAGGTTCGTGAAGACTTTATCAATAAGAGAAGTGAGTAATGGATGTTTTTAATTTTTTATAAGGAGAAATAAATGTTTAATACATTTGGTGAATTTTTTTGGGCATTCATGGCAATGTCTGGTTTTATGTTTTGGATTTGTATGGTAGGTTTTATTGCAATGATAATTAAACGTAATCGCGCAAAAAGAAAGGCTTACTATGAGTGAAGATAGAAATCCGCATGATGCGGTGGATTACATCCTACTTAACGGAAAGAAGTTTGCTAAAGCAAAAGCGGAGCGGCGCTATATCGAGGAGTATCGTAAATCGCTCAAGGCAATACTAATGAAGCGAAGTATGGAGAACGCCATAGGGGCGCAAGAGCGCGAAGCATACGCGCATCCTGAGTATGTGCAACTACTCGAAGGGTTGCGTGAGGCCATCGAAGTAGAAGAAAAGTTGCATTGGGATTTACTAGGCGCTCAAGCCCGTGTAGAAATCTGGCGTACTGAGCAGGCAAATAATAGAGCAGAAGGAAAGGCAACGCTATGAAAACAATTTTAATTTTAGTCGTAGGTTTATTGGTTGGGTGTTCAAGCCCAAGAGTAGTTGAAAGCCCAATCTATACAACGCAGAACTTGGTAATGGATAGGAATATCCAACCACTAACTCGTGGTGAGCAGATTGATGCTATCAAGGATTGCCAAGAGGTGGGCTTACGACCGCGTTTGGTGTACGGCAAGAGGTTAGTCAATGGTTATACCGCTGAGACCGTCATCGACGTTATCTGCGCCAATAGATATGCGTTTTAATAATTTTCACTGGGGCATCGTCCACGGTCTGGCTTGGGTAGTTTGCTTGGCTGATGGATGGGTGCTTCACAACCATGTATTGTTTGGTATGGCACTTTTTTTTATGTTTTATTCACTTTGGAGAATGATTATGAAGACACCAGAAGATGAGGAGTTTGAGCGTATTGCAAGGGAGCAGGAGGCCAGAGACGCTGAGGACTTGCGTAAGACCCACCCTATTGTATTAGAAGCTAGCATTCAATCTTTTAATGCTTGGGAACATAGCTGTCATCCAAATCAATATTCTATTGAGCGACGTGCATTCCTAGCAGGGTTTGAGGCAGGTTTATGCCAAGCAAACAATAAAATAGAGGGGAAAACAACATTATGAATTATTTATCTGTATGTTCAGGCATAGAAGCAGCAACTTGTGCTTGGCATGGTTTAGGTTGGAATCCTGTCGGTTTCTCAGAGATTGAGAAGTTTCCATCAGAAGTTTTGAAACATCATTACCCCCATGTCCCTAATTTGGGTGACATGACTAAATTTAAGGAGTGGAATTTTGGAACAAATATCAATGTTTTCGTCGGAGGAACTCCATGCCAATCGTTCAGTGTCGCTGGACTCAGAAAAGGATTGGATGACCCTCGTGGGAACCTCATGCTCACCTATCTTGCAATTGCTAACCGATTTCGCCCCAAGTGGTTGGTTTGGGAGAACGTCCCCGGAGTCTTGTCTTCTAACGACGGAAAAGATTTTGGAACCTTCCTTGGAGGGTTGGGGGAACTCGGGTATGGGTTCGCATACAGAGTTCTTGACGCTCAATACTTCGGAGTGGCCCAAAGA